ACGTGAACCAAGACCAGATGTATCTTATCAAGTGTCTGGTAATACTGGTTTACAAACTGGGCAAAACAATTCTTTCAACATTCAAGATAATGGTTATCCTCAAGATGGTAGCCGTCAGATTGAGTGGGGTTGGAATCCAGTTGGTGGAGCAAGTTCATTTGATACTTTATTAACGCCTAACCACCTTATAAGTAATGTTATAATAGGCGATGTAACAATTGTCACAACTTAATTAGGAGAAACAAAATGGCATTTAAATCAGGAGCTGATGGTATTACCAAACAAGGTAAAACTAAAGGCAAAAATCTAGGTGATTCAGGACCTACTGTTGCAATTCAATCTGGTAAAGGTTCTAAGGGCGCATCTTCAGTAACTTCATTAGCTATGAAGAAACTTGGACGCAATTTAGCAAGAGCAATGAATCAAAAAAAAGGTAAATAATCATGACTAAAGAACGTAAAGTTCCAGTGACACCAGCAGAAGATTATCCTTTAGGTCACGCTAAAGAGAATAAAGATGCTAGTGCATATACTGGATTTAAATATCCTTCTGGCGGTGGTAATGATATTGGTGTTTATAAACAACCTATGTCTAATCCAAACGGTACAGAACATGAAGCAGTAACATTACCTGGCAATGGCATGAACAAACTTAATATGTCTACAGGAAATTACAGCAAAGGTAACTATGCAGAAGTAAACCCATACGGTGTTAAAGAAATGCGTGGATATGGTGCAGCTACTAAAGGTCGTAAGATTAGCGGTAAACAAGGCTAGTAATGAACTACGTTCAACTGTATCAAGCAATACAAGACTATGCGGAAACTACAGAACAACTTTTTGTAGCTAATATACCTACTTTTGTTCAAGAAGCTGAAGAGCGTATTTATAATTCAGTTCAATTACCTTCGTTACGTAAAAACGTTACAGGTACTTTGACATCTGGCAATAAATACTTATCACTTCCAAACGATTGGTTATCTACATATTCTTTTGCTGTTATTAATGCAGATGGAACGTATGAATATCTTTTAAACAAAGATGTAAACTATATTAGACAGGCCTTTCCTAGCCCTACTGATACAGGAACACCAACGCATTATGCTTTATTTGGATCTCAATATAGTGCTATTAATGAGCTGTCCCTTCTTTTAGGGCCAACGCCTGATGCAAGTTATAATGCTGAATTACATTATTACTATTACCCACCTACGATTGTGCAAGGTCAAATCACATCAATATCTATTACCACAGTAGGGTCATTATATGTTCCTGGCGTATATAAAAACGTATCGTTAACTGGTGGTTCTGGATCTGGTGCTACAGCTACTATTGTCATTAATTCATCTGGTGCAGTGAGCTCAATCACTTTAAATGAAGGTGGCCAATTTTATGTGGTAGGCAATATACTAAGTGCTGCTACAGCAAACTTAGGTGGTGCTGGTTCTGGATTTACAGCTACCGTAAATGCGGTATCTAATTCAACTGGAACTTCATGGCTAGGTGATAATTATGATCCAGTCTTATTTTATGGTTCTATGCGTGAAGCTATGATATTCCAAAAACAAGAGCCAGATGTTATTAAAAATTACGAAGATAAGTATCAAGAAGCTGTACAACAACTTAAACGTCTTGGTGACGGCCTTGAAAGAGGTGATGCATATCGTGATGGTCAGACTAAACTTAGAGTTAATACATGATAACCCAAACCGCTTGCACAGTATTTAAATCTAACATGCTTAAAGGTCTTGAGAACTTTAATGCAGGCACGCCATATACATATAAAATAGCCCTTTATAACGCATTAGCAGATTTAGGTGATGCTACGACAGCCTATACCACAACTAATGAGGTTACAGGCACAGGATATGCGGCTGGAGGGGTTGTTTTAACCCCTACGACAATACTTTCAGATACAGAAGATAATACAGCTTACTTATCATTTGCTAACGTCACATGGACCCCAGCAAATTTTACTTGTAGGGGTGCTTTAGTTTATAATAGCACTACAAATGCGGCAGTTTTTGTATTAAATTTTGGCTCTGATAAAACAGCAACAACTAGTTTCACAGTGCAATTTCCAACGGCAAATTCAACAAGTGCCATTTTAAGAATAAGTTAAGGAGTAATTATGAATCAAAACGAAAAAGGTGGATTTGGGGATAATGCTACCATCACGCTAAATGCTGGTGCTGCTGCTAATGAAACTGTAGGTATTGAAGGTTTTTATGAAGTAAAATGTCATGACAAAGATGGCAATTTAAAATGGGAAGACTCATTTCCTAATCTAGTAAACGCTGTAGGTAAACAACTCATGTTAGATACCTTATTAAAAGGTTCTTCATATTCTGTAACAGGTCCATTTTTAGGTCTTATTTCAGGTGCGTCACCAACATTTGGTACAGGATCAGACACACAAACGTCACATGCTGGCTGGACAGAATTTACTAACTACACAGTAGGTGGTTCAGCAGTTCGTGGTACAGCAGTGTTTGCATCAGCAACATCAGCAGGTTCAACACCATCAAACGTAACTACATCTGCAGCAACAGCAATTGTTTATACAATTACAGGTGCTGGCGGTACAGTAGGCGGATGTTTCTTGGTAACAGGTACTGGTGCTACATCGGCTCAATCTAATACTGGTGGTACATTGTATTCTGCAGGTGCATTTACAACAGCTAAAGTTACAACAGCTGGTGATACAGTAAGCGTTACATACTCTACAACAGCTACTAGCTAAGGAGCTTAAATGGCTCTTGCGTTAAATGATCGTGTCCAGCAACAGGGTACGGCTAACACCACAGTCAGCTTTACCCTAACTTCGTTAGTTACTGGGTTTCAATCCTTTGCCGTTATTGGTAACGGAAACACGACCTATTATTCTGCGACAGATGCATCAGGTAACTTTGAAGTAGGTATTGGTACTTATTCTACTACTGGACCTACATTAACTCGTAACACAATTCTATCTTCAAGCAATTCTAATACTGCTGTTACCTTTGTTGGTACAGTTAATGTATTTGTTACATACCCCTCAAGTAAATCAGTTAACCTAGATAGTTCAAGTAATGTCAGTGCATTAGGCACTATTAGTTCTGGTACATGGAATGGTTCAACGATTGGTGTAGCTTATGGCGGAACAGGTGTCACTACATCATCTGGCGCTAACTCTGTAATGTTAAGAGATGCAAACCAAAACGTAGCTGTAAACCGACTTAATCAATCTAATACAAATACATCAGCCGCTGGCGGTGTTACTGCATTAACGACAGCATCAAGTTATATTCACACGCTTTCTGGTACTGGTAACCAAACATACACAATGCCTGATGCTACCACCCTGTCTACTGGGGTAGCATTTCTGTTTAATAATATGGCGACTGGAACGCTAACGCTTCAAGATTATGCTACTGGGCCTATTGGAACAATCCCTTCTGGTGGAGCTGGGGCAGTATTTTTAACTGTTAATGCTACTGTTGGTGGCACATGGGATTTACATGCTTATCTTCCAGAAGGCGTTACGTTTGGTACGAACGCTTTTAACCTCGGCACTTCAGTTATTTCTGGTGGTACTTGGCAAGGCGGCACAATAGGTACTGCATATGGTGGCACAGGGTTAACTTCTTTCTCTGCAGCTAACTACGCATTATATTCAACATCAAGTTCAGCTTTAACAGCAGGTACATTACCTGTAGCAGCAGGTGGTACAAACGTTACTTCATTTACAGCTAACGGAATTGTATATGGTAACGGTACATCTGCATTAGGTGTTACAGCGGCAGGTGCTACAGGAGAAGTTTTAATAGGTAATACAGGATCTGCTCCAACATGGGGTACTTTATCAGGTGCAGCAGTTACATCATTTAGTGCAGGTACTACAGGATTTACACCAAGTATTGCCACAACAGGTGCAATCACACTTGCAGGTACTTTAGCTACCACTAATGGTGGTACTGGACTTACATCATTTACAAGCGGTGGTGCATTATATGCAACATCCTCAAGCGCTTTAACCACTGGTACACTTCCAATAACTTCTGGTGGTACAGGGCAAATATCAGCCTCTGCAGCATTTAATGCATTAAGTCCTATTACTACAACAGGTGATTTAATTATTGGTAATGGTACTAATAGTGCTACAAGATTAGGTATAGGTACTAATGGTTATGTCTTAACATCAAATGGTACTACAGCTTCATGGCAATCTGCTTCAAGTAGTGGTGTATCAACATTCCAAACATCTTTAAGTGGATTAACACCAAGCACCGCTACAACAGGTGCAGTCACATTAGCAGGTACATTAGGCGCTACATCTGGCGGCACTTCACAATCAACTTATACTACTGGTGATATTCTCTATGCTTCAGCTTCAAACACATTAGCTAAATTACCTATAGGAACAGCAGGACAGGTATTATCTGTAGCTAGTGGAATTCCATCATGGGCAGCAAGTACTTCATCTGGTGTTTCATTTACCGTTACAGATTTTACAGCGACAGCAAGCCAAACAACATTTACTGTGACCTACACTGTAGGCTTAGTAGAAGTTTATAGAAACGGTGTTAAATTAGCTATTGCGGATTATACCGCTTCAAATGGTACTACGATTGTTTTAGCTACAGGCGCTAATGTGGGTGACGTAATTGAAGTAATAGCATTTGGTGCAGTGAATACCGCAGCTGTGATTACAGCAGAAGACTTTAGTGGTACAGGATCTCAAACAGTATATACAATGTCTGTAACCCCTGCTAACTCAGAATCAGTGATTATAGCTATATCAGGTGTAGTTCAAGACCCAAGTAACTACACAGTTTCAGGTACAACATTAACATTCTCAACAGCACCTCCATTAGGTACTAACAATATCTCATGCCGTTATTTAGCACTACCTACCACGACTACAGGAACTGGGGCTGTAATTAATGCAACTAATGGTATAATTATTAATAACCAAACCATCTCTGCTTCATATACAATTCCTGTAGGCAGTAATGCCATGAGTACGGGTCCTGTAACAGCGGCAAGTGGTGTAACCGTTACTGTCTCAGCAGGCAGTAGATATATAGTTATTTAAGGATAAAAATTGGCATCTCAAATAAACGCAAGTAATTCTGGATTTGGAGGCATAGTTTCTACTGGAGACTCTAGTGGCGAACTACAACTTCAAACCGCTGGTACTACAGCATTAACTATAGATACCTCACAAAGAGCAGCCTTTGTAGCAGGAACAGCAGCAGCTCCAGCTATCACTACAACAGGCGATACTAATACAGGTATCTTCTTTCCAGCAGCAGATACTATTGCTTTTGCTGAAGGCGGTGCAGAAAGTATGCGTATAGATAGTAGTGGTAATGTAGGGATTGGTACTGCTAGTCCTAGCCAAAAATTGCAAATATCAACAAGTTCCGCATCCGACATTGCAATGCAATTAACAAACAGTTTAGGAAGTTTTAAAATTTCTAATTTTAGCGACAGCTCAATAGGATTAGAAACAACATATTCAGCTCCAATACGTTTTTTTACAAACGCTACAGAACGTATGCGTATAAGCTCTACTGGTAATGTGATGGTAGGGACTACAATTGAAGACGGTAAATTTAGTGTTACTGGCGGAACTGGTTCCAGTTATCCAACTATTTATATAAAAAATAACAACAACACATCAGGTGACTACTGCGCTCAGTTTGCAATGCAAAGCAATAACACCAACAATACATCTTCTTTTTATTTGAATTGCACAATTCCTGGTATTGCTAACAAATTTGCTATTTATGGCAACGGAACATATGGAACCCTATCTGACCAAAGATTGAAGAAAAACATTGAAACTGCCAGAGATGGCTATCTTGATGATGTAAATAAACTTCGTGTTGTAAAGTATAACTGGAATTCACAAGAGGATGGCGAAGCAAAAGAACTTGGTGTTATTGCTCAAGAACTTGAACAAGTATTCCCAGGTTTAATTCAAGAGTCAAAAGCTGAGGGTGCTGACACATCTTACAAACAAATTAAAACATCTGTATTGCCCTTCATATTGTTAAAAGCTATCCAAGAACAACAAACCATCATCAACGACCTAAAAGCAAGAGTAGAAGCATTGGAGGCTAAATAATATGGCAAGCATAGTAGTCGCAGGAGATACCTCAGGAACCGTAACCTTAACTGCCCCAGCAGTATCAGGTACTACTACGCTAACATTGCCTACTACAACAGGCACTGTAGTAGCGGACACAGCAACACAAACGCTTACTAATAAAACATTAACAAGCCCAACAATAGCTACTCCTACTATTACAGGCCAATTAAATAATCCTACATGGACTACAGGAACAAGACCTGGAAGTCCTATTAATGGAACTCAAGGTTATAATACAACGACAGGTCAGTTAGAGATTTATAATTCAACTTCAGCTACATGGCAAAATGCTGGTACCTCAGGTGCTACGTATACTATAGAATATTTAGTAGTTGCTGGTGGTGGCGGAGGTGGTAGAACAAATGGTGGCGGTGGTGGGTCTGGCGGATATTTAGCTACTACACTATCAAGTCTTGCAGGTGTATCATATTCGGTTACTGTGGGTGGGGGCGGTGCTGGAGGCACTTCTACTTCTGCACCTGGTACAAATGGTTCTAATTCTGTTTTTAGCTCTTCTACATCTATAGGTGGAGGTGGTGGAGGAGGTATTAATTCCAACGGAGCTTCTGGTGGATCTGGTGGAGGTGGTGGTGGAGACCCAGGACCATATGCTGGCGGTTCTGGCACAGCAGGTCAAGGTTTTGCAGGTCAAGCTGGACCATTTGGAACTCAACGAGGAGGCGGTGGTGGAGGCGCTTCAGCTGCAGCTACTAACCAAAATGGAGCTGATGGATTAAACTGGCAATCACTAGGTACATTTTATGCTGGTGGAGGCGGTGGTGGTTCTAATGTTGCTGCAGGTAATAGCCCAGGTACTGGTGGGGCAGGCGGTGGTGCGTCAGGTTTAGGTGCAAGTGCATCAGGTGTTCCAACTGCAGCTACAGCTAATACAGGCGGTGGTGGCGGTGGTTCTGGCGGTAACGGTAGTGCATCTAACGGTGGTAACGGAGGTTCAGGTATTGTTATTCTTCGCTACTCTGGTTCACAAAAAGGCACAGGTGGTACAGTCACTTCAGCGGGTGGATATACATACCATACATTTACAAGCTCAAGCACATATACATCATAAGGATAATTAATGGCACTCATACTTACAGGAACCTCAGGAGCAAGTACACTAGATAGTTCTACAGGATTAGCTGTAGCTACTTGGACTACAGGTACACGCCCGTCTGCTCCTGTGACTGGACAGTTTGGATACAATACAACAACAGGACAGTTAGAGATATATGGTGCTGTTGGTTGGGCAAATGCAGGTACAGCAGGCAATGCTTATACAGTATCTTATTTAGTTGTTGCTGGTGGTGGTGCTGGAGGTCCTGCAAATACATGGCTTGTAGGGCCAGGCGGAGGTGCTGGAGGACTTTTAACAGGTACATCTACACTAACATTTGGCTCTGTTTATACAGTCACAGTTGGGGCTGGCGGAGCTGGTAGTTCATCAGTAGGAAGTGGGGCTTCTGGGGCTAATTCAGTTTTATCTGGCACAGGAATTACCACTATTACCTCTATAGGAGGAGGCGGAGCTGGACATCCAAATGGTACTGCTGGACTTTCTGGAGGTTCTGGTGGTGCTCCTGCTGGAACTGGAACAATTGGCTCTGGAACTGTAGGGCAAGGAAATAATTCAGGAACTTCAACATCTACAGACCCACATTATGGTCAAGGCGGAGGCGGTGGAGCTGGTGCTGTGGGAGGTAATGGGACTACTTCAATTGGAGGTAATGGCGGAGCTGGCTCTGCATCTTCAATTACAGGAACTTCAGTCACTTACGCAGGTGGTGGTGCAAGTGGAACATTTAATGGTGGAACACGAGGAACTGGTGGAACTGGTGGTGGCGGTAATGGTGGTGATAATCCAAACGGTAATGGTTATAGTGGAACTGCTAATTTAGGCGGTGGTGGTGGTGGAGCTTCTTCTAATGGTGCAACTTATGCTGGCGGTTCAGGCGGTTCAGGTGTAGTAATTCTTTCAGTTCCTACAACAAACTATACAGGTACAACTACTGGTAGCCCAACTGTAACAACTAGCGGTTCTAACACAATTATTAAATTTACAGCAAGCGGTACTTATACAGCATAATTTTTAAAGGAGAAAACAATGTCACATTTTGCAAAAGTAGTAGACGGTAAGGTTACACAGGTCATCGTGGCTGAACCAGAATTTTTTGATACATTCGTAGATTCAAGTCCAGGTACTTGGCTACAAACTTCGTATAATACGCATGGTAATCAACACCCAGAAGGCAGACCTTTAAGAGGTAACTATGCTGGAATTGGTTACACATATGATGCAACTAACGATGTATTCATAGCCCCTAAACCTTTTAATTCTTGGGTTATAAATGAAGACACTTGGTTATGGGAAGCTCCAACACCTATGCCAGATGACGGCAAACTATATAACTGGGATGAAGCATCAACTTCTTGGAAAGAAGTAACTTTAGGATAACTAAATGACAAACGCAGTCAATCTATCAGCACTAGGTTCTAACGGAGGAACATCTGTTTCTACGTGGACTACAGGAACTCGTCCAGCTTCACCTTTAACAGGGCAGATGGGGTTTAATACAACTATTGGTGCTATGGAAGTTTATACAGGAACTGCATGGGTAGTAGTCGGAGATCAATCAGGTGCTTACACAGTATCATATTTAGTAGTAGCTGGAGGCGGTGGCGGTGGTAGTCATAACGCTTCTGGAGGAGGTGCTGGTGGATATTTATCAGGTTCTTCATCAATTACTTCAAGTACAGCTTATTCTATTACAATTGGAGCTGGAGGTAGCGGTGGGCTAGATACATTAGGGTCTATTGGAAACAACTCTAGTTTTTCTACTATTGCAGTATCTACAGGCGGAGGTAGAGGCGGTTCTAATTCTGGTAGTCCATCAGGTGCTGGAGGTAATGGCGGGTCTGGAGGAGGTGGTGGTTCTACTGCTGGATCTGGAACAGCTGGACAAGGAAATAATGGAGGCACTGCAGCAAACGCTGCTGGTGCTGGTGGTGGTGGAGCTAGTGCTGTCGGTGGTAATACTTCAGGCTCAAGTCCTGGTGGTAACGGTGGAGCAGGAACTTTAAACGCTATTAATGGAAGTTCATTATACTGGGCAGGTGGAGGCGGTGGCGGAGCTTATGCAAATACCGCTGGATCTGGTGGAATTGGCGGAGGAGGCGGTGGTAGCAATCGTAATGGAGGATCTCCAGGAGCTGGAGGTGGATCAGCTTTAAATTCTGGAAGTGCTGGTACTAATTTAGGAGCTGCTGGTGCTGGCGGAGCAAATACTGGTGGAGGTGGTGGTGGGTCCAATAGTAATATTTTTTCTGGTGGTGCTGGTGGTTCTGGAATTGTTATTATTTCATACGCTGGATCACAAAGAGGCACAGGCGGCACAGTCACATCATCTGGCGGAAACACTATACATACATTTACAACTAGCGGCACATATACAGCATAAATGAAAAAATTTATAGCGTTGAGTGGGTTACCAAGAACAGGATCGACATTATTAAGTTCTATACTGTCACAGAATCCTGAAATACACGCAGAAGGTAATAGCGCAGTTTGCCAGTTAATGTGGGATATGCAATGTTCTGTATTAGGAACAGCCAACCAACAATTAATAGCATCTGATAGGTTAAATACTGGAATAGAACTAATTAAAAATATTCCTAATACCTATTATAAAGACGTAACTGCGTCAACCGTGATAGACAAATGTAGATCATGGACACTACCCGATAACATGGCAATGCTTAATAAATACTTTGAGCATAAACCAAAAGTGATTGTATTAGAAAGACCTCTTATTGATATTGTTAAATCATTTGTATCTCTAAGATTAAACAATAATTGGAAAGGCAATCCTGAAGAAGGCTTGTTAGATAAATGGTCTGAACCTATTATAAGGTCATATAATGGCGTAAAATGGGCTAAAGAAAACAATCATC